GAAAGACTGGGGACCTTACAACAGCACCCTCGTCAAACCGGACGTTCTTGGCCCTGGTGAATGCCGTAGGGGGTAGACTGCTGGGACTCTGGTCAGTGACTACTCCTACGTCAGAAAGTTTACGTAGAGGTAGAATTTGTCCCATATATTAAATACTCGCTGCTGCTATTACATCGCCTACTGTTCGGATGTCACCATTGGAATCTATGCGTACTTTGTTGACGCTGCTGTTTCCATACTTGAAGTACAGGGAGTTACCAGACTCTGTGATTTTCCAAGGGCCTATTGCTACCTGGGGGGTTGATAGGTTTCCAAAGGCCACAGCCTGCACACTGCCGACACCTATTAAGTTCCTGATTTCAGTCTCGGTAATACCTGTGCCGAGGACGGGGGTGCCACTATTGTTTTCTATTGCGACACTGCCCTCCAATGCGGTGACCCTGCCATCGAGTCCATTGAGGACCGTATGGGTTGCAGTCATGGCCCCAGTGATACCTGGGAACGACTGTTGGACTGCCAGCTTGATCAACTTGAGATGATCGTCTACCTGGGACAATGGGTCTGTCGCGGGTGGGTTCGCAGGTACCAGGTCATCTATGTACTGGACATTGGGTTCTATGGGCATGGGGGTGTTCCTGTGTGGGGGTTACTTCTCGATCCAGAGGGACCCATTGAGCCAGCTAATGCGGATACTCAATAGCTCATTCTCAGGACGGGTAAACGTGAGTTCAAACTCAGGTAAGACGTGAAAGAAACCATGTTTTAGGTAGTCTTCGGTAATAATGATTTTCATGGGTGGACTAGGGTCCTTGGTTTCGTGGGTGGACTCTCGTTACAAAGGTCAGACAACAACAACAACAAGGCGGGGGTTTAGCGGTCTTTTTGAATCGACATTGACATTAGACCCATGGGGGCCAGATTCCAGGGCCGGAGTCCCAGATTTCTACCAGGGATTGCTACAGGCCCCGTGGTTCCTGGGTTTCTTACAGCAGAGGATATGTTATCGACTGCTACCCCGGACCAATCACTGTCCGACATTACCGACATTTGGCTATCCTCAGAAATTTATTGGATTGACCCCTAGATTTTTGTGTACAAATCGGGACCACGTCCTTAGTCCACCTTAGTCCACCTTAGCCAACCACAGCCAACCACAGTCCACCACAGCATCCACAGAATGCCATCTAAGGCATCAACAGTGACTATGGTTCTCTTGGTATTCATGGCGACCGAAGGACCTTAGATCGACATAGATTGCCTGGTCCTGGTCCTTGGTTGTCTATGTTGTGGCTAGACATAACTGGTGCAGTAATTACCTTGGTAAACCAAAGTAACTTCTGTACCAGTGTGTAACTAAAGTAACCACCTAGCATCAACCGTGACTGGAGGGAGACACTCAGGGTCGATGCTAGGGATTACAGAGGGGAAACTTGTGTATCAATTGGGTCTTGGGTGCGACTGCTATTGCATTGTCACGCGACGTACAGACACTCACGTTATCTCTATAGGGTGGACAAAAATAAATGTCGTCTATAGGACAGGTATTTATCTGTATGGGACATGGTCATATGATTATATTGACATATCAATTGGATGGGTCTAGCTTTGGAATTGGTGGTGGGGATGCTCGTAGGCAATCTAAGGTTGCCTCGTTGTAGCCGTCAATGGATGCTGCGGGTGTCCTCATCCCCTACCATTGGTTATCTTCTTCTCTTTACTCTTATTGAACATTAGAACCTGGCACCAGGTAGATGCATGTCGTCCATGATTTATAGACATTGGTCGGTGGTCCTACAAGTGAATAAAATACTGCCTCACTTACTAATACTTAGGACCACACTGACTCAATGAACTTTATGATTTTCCTTTCTCTTACTCTTATGTTTCTGATTGCTCTTGATGACTTGCTATTAAGCGGTCGAGGTACCAGCGACATTTCTGGAGGTCCTCTACGGGCTTTCCTTTCCGCTCGTATCTCCAAAGCTGTTTCATAGCAGCACCTTTGCAGTACCCTCGATAACCTTCGGTTGTCATGGATTCTTTGATACCTTCTATGCATTCAACGCTGCCCTGGGTGTAATGCCCGGGTGAGTTAACCATGTCTTCAGTTACAGGCTGCATATCTTTGTCTGTCCTCTCAATGGCTGGGTAACGCTGTCTCAGGTTATCCCAGTCTTGGGGGGTTGCCTTGTTAATAGTCATACTCTTATCCTCCTGCCGCAGCTGGGGCACGGTTTAATCCAGTCGGCATCGGGGAGGTTGCACTTGCAGTACATCGTGCGTTCCTCCTCCTCTGCGACATGGCTCAGGTCATACCCTGCCTTTGGCTGCTTGAATAGTTTGGGGGTGAGTTGCTTGAGGTCACGGTTAGTTAACAGCATCTAGCATGGTCTCCCATTCATCGTCTGTCGTGCCGGTCATAATGAACTCGCGCTCAGTTGGGGTAAGGTTGGGCATGGCATCCTGTATTAGCTTGCCCTCTTCCCATTCCTTTATTTGCTGTGGACAGACATCAATTTCCATCTCTCGGTATGCACCGGTTAGCTCACTGCGTCTTTCAATAATCATATGACTGGCTCCCATAGTTTTACTTTTAGATTGGTTGCGTCCCACTCAGTGGACCTGAGTATCCGAGCGCATCTCGACTGCACCAAGGCATCCTCCCTGGTTAACCCTGCCTTGATGTACTGCTGGGCTACCTGCTCCCAGCTTGGGTAGTTCCCTAGTACCTTCTCGGCTGTCTTCGGGCCTATCTTGGGGCAACCTGAGTAGCCGTCTGTCGTGTCGCCCATCAGGCACTGCATCAGGAACCAGTGGTCTGCTTCAGAGTCTTTGATCTGGAGTAACTCATCGGCCATTGGCCTGTACAGTTTTCCAGGGATGGTCTTCATGTCCTTATCGTCGCTGACAATGCAGGTAGGGGCTGTCCTGCCAGACTGTAGGATGCCCATGATGTCATCGGCCTCTAGTCCATCCTGGTCGCAGCACGGGTACTCTGTGTGAGCCCACCGGACCATCTCCTTGTAGCCGACAGGTTTCCTGGTGGCCTTACGGTTGCCTTTATAGGTAGGCAGCAGGTCCTTTCTGAAGTTATTCCCAACAGTGAAACAGACGAGTATTTCCTCGCTGCCCAGGCGTTCACAGAAGTCTTGAATGCGCCTGTTGAATATCTTCTTGGCTACTTTTAGATCAGTAGACAGAGACCAGATATCGTCTCCCCAATCTACTTCCTCTTCGGCAGCTGCACATGCTTGGTACAAATAAAGATCACCATCGATGAGCAGGGTAGTTTTGTCGCTACATAAGTTCCTGGATGCTTTCATCGAGGCCCTCCTTAAAATCAATACCTATCTCAGTGATTAGCCAGTGCTGGCCAAATGTATCGACCTCGACCTCTGTCGTTATGAGACCGGTGCTTGCACAGACTGCGATAAACCAGGCTGCTTGCCTGGCGAAGTTGCTTTTGACTTTGAATGGTTCACGTTGGGCTTTGTCCAGGACGATCCAGAATGCAATCATCTGCTCGACGTTTTCACTAAAGGGTGTATCCGTAGACTCAGTGGGTGTCACTCCAAGTACGTCCCACGTCATATTCGCTTTCGATGGGGATTTTGATTTGGAAAGTAGCTCCTGCTTCTTTCGCCATTCTTCCAGTGATGTTACCGACATGCTTTGCTACCTCTTCATTGCGGCAGGCGATCTGGACTTCGTCGTGAATCCATCCAAGAATCTCTGCTTCTAGGTTTTGTTTTTTGATTTCGTTGTAGACCAGGGCAACCCATTTCTTACATAGAATTGCACCGGCAGACTGGAGCAGCTGAGACAGGCATCGATGCTCTGAGCGCACAAATAGTTTCCTACCGTCGAGACCCTTTAGGTAACCTCGGCCATCGTAGGCTCTCTTCAGTTCGCTCTTTAAAGTCTTGAATGCAGGGATTGCATGCTCGAAGTCTCGCTTGAGTTTTCTACCGTCTTTTGCAGTTCCACCGACCAGGGAACCGATGAGCCCATCTCCACCGCCATACATCGTCGCGTAGATAAATGTCTTGGCTTCTGCCCTGGTCTTTAGTCCCGCAGCCTTCTGGTTATAGGTGTGAATATCGCCCTCTAGTATTTGCTTGGCGTACTCTCCACCGTCCTGCAGGAAGTGTGCTAACACTCGTAACTCAAGGCCGCTGAGGTCGCTACCGAGTAAGACCCAGCCCCTGGGAACAGTGAACAAATCGCGGCACTGTTTACCGTAGGCTGCCCTGGTACTTGGTACCTGCCCCAGGTTTGGAGACCGATGACATGCGCGACCCGATACTGTGCCTCCGCTGACAATGGAATGCCGGATACGGCCATCGCTATCGCATACCTTTAGCCAACCCTGGTTACCCTCGGCCAACATGGCAATTCTCTTTTGTATCAAGAAAAACAATGCCAGCTTCTTGGCCTCTGGGTAGGGCAATGCGTTGAGTACATTCTCGTCAATCTTGGCATCACCGCTGGGAGTGAATTCCCTGGGCTTCCATCCGTACTTTTCTACCAGGCACCGATGGATATGCTTGCGAGAGTTGGGGTTAAACTCGACGACCTTTACCTTGTCGTATGGCTCACCCTTTTTGTAACCGAGGGTCTTGTTGTCACGCTTAGGAATAAAGGTAGTAATAACTTCCCAGGGTTCAAAGAGTACCGCTAGGTCCTTCTCCAGGTTGATGCGCTTCTTCGCCAGTTCGGCATAGAGTGCATTGGCAGCGTCGACATCAAAGGTCCAGCCGTTGTTACCTATCTCGTTACAGATATGTGCCAACTCATGTTCCAAGTCTATGCACTGCTGGCTGAAGGGGTCGCTGTCGACCAGGAGCTTCTTATATAGCTTGTAGGTGACAGTGACATCCTGCTGGCAGTAGTCGAGCATGTCCTGGTTACAGGTTTCCCATCCACCGTCATAGTCGCCCTTCATGGTGCCCATACGTAGGCCCCAGGCTTTTAACGAGTGGCTGCCCCACAGTCTCTTTTGAAAACCTTCGGGCAGTGACACTGAGGTTGCATCCTCGTTCATCAGGTCGGCATGGATTAACCTGGAGAGAACAATGGTGTCCGTCACTTTGCCTTTAGGCTTCCAACCAGGTACAACTTTCTGGATTGCAGGTACATCAAAGTTGATGACGTTGTGGCCTATGATCTCGTCAGCATTCTCTAGTAACTCAAGAGCCTCTCTGATCTGCTCGTCACCGTGGTAGATTTTATTAGCGTCAACACGACGGTCATTCTGCTTAGTGTCAAAGATAGCAATACAGTGAATCTTGGTAAGCTGATTGAGTAGACCGTCGGTCTCCAGGTCAAATATCAGGCTCATCAAAACACCTCCAGCTGGACCGGTCTCTCAGATAAAAGAGAACGAGTGCGGAAGAAATCTTTGTGGTTCGGGTAGTTAGCCGTATACATTCTGGAGTAATAAGGTGTGACGTTGTTGTTAAGTTTGAAGCCTAGTACCTCATTAGTTTCAATGTCGGTATGCCACCGGATGCGTTGAAAGATTGCTGCGGCAGAGTAATGTTTTCTACCGGTAGCCATCGCAGCTTTGGTGTATCTCTTGAACAGTTCATAGACGTGCGGATTGGCTTTGTGGAATTCAATAAATTGCTTTTCGTACTTACTCATAATTTGCTTCCTTTAGTTATCGATAATTGTAGAAATGCCGCAGGTGGCACCGATTGGCCTACCTGTGGTTTTGGTTTTATTGCGGGGGGTCTTACAGATTAATTTC